GCAGTTCTGCCCTGCCGATGCCCCCGTTGCCGTTGCCGAACGTGTAGTCAAGTTCAGGTGCCGCGATCTTGCCGACGGGCAGATCGATGCCGTCCAGCAGCTTGACGAACTGCTCCACGTACTTGTTGCGCTCAATCCGGTACGCATCGACCGCCTGCTTGACCGGGCGGAACAGGTACTTAGTGAACGCTCCCGGACCGGCCATGCCATCGAGTGCGTCAGCCCAAGCCTCGACGCGGCTCATCATGGCACGCAGGCCAAGCAGATGACGATTAGCCTGATCGACGGCACCAGGGGCCTGGCGCTGGCCGACGCGCTCGCCGACGCCGATGGCCTGCAACCGATCCGCCATTTCCTTCAGGACGACGTCGAGCGCCACGCGCTCACCCTCGACCGTGATCTGGCGGTCACGACGAGCCTGGGCCCACAGCGCCTGCACCGTGTCGCGCAAGACCCGGAACTCGGTCACCGTCAGGTCGCGGTAGTCGGCAGTGCCAGACAAAGACTTCAGCACGATTGGGGCGATGCCGTCGTACAGCTCTGGCGCGTAGGTGCGCAACTGGTCGAGGTACTGGGCCGGCGACTCGCCACGCTTGCCGTACCCGTAGTACGACAGAATGGCCCGGGCCGCCATGATCGGCGCCATGTCGCGGGTCTTCGCCAGCTTCTCGTCGGATCGGAAGAACTTGCGGAAGTCCCTGCCGGCGACGGCGATCTCCTCCTTCGCCAGCATGGCCTCGCGGGCCAACTGGTTCTGGACGAGCTGCTGACGCTTGGCGCGGCGGGCAACCTCTGCCGGCTCCCGTCCGCCGTACTTGGCATCGAAGTCGGCACGCCGCTCTTGTGCCTTGGCAACCGCCGCTACACCAGCCTCGGTCGCAGCCACGGTCGCTTCGTCGGGCGTCTGTCCGGCGGCGATAGCCTCGTTGTAGGCCCGCGTTGCAGCCGCCTGGCCTGCCGTAGACGGGTCTTGGGGCTCCCGGTAGGCCGTGGTAGCCGTCCGCGCAGCCTCGGCCTCAGCGGCCTCGTAGCGCCTCGGATTGAGAGTCCGGATAACGACATCGCCGATGATGTCTTGAGCGACCTGACGGGCCGCCTGCAACATGTCGTTGGCCGGGCGCCGCTGCTTCTCGAGCCACCGCTGCTCGACCGCGATGAACCGCGCACGGGCCTCGTTGTGGATCGCCATGTCCACCGCAGCCTGACGGGCCTCGGGGGTCGCTAGGTCGGAGTTCTCGTCCAGCATCCGCTGGTCGGTGCGTGCGTCGATCTCCTCCTTGATCGGCTTGGCACCGAGGATGGCGTTGATGAGTTCCACCCCGCTGCCGTATCCGAACATACCAGCCGCCATGTCGGGGTCAATACCGCCTTCCTGCACCATCCCGTACTTGCCGTACTTGAGGGTGGCCGGGTCGAACCCCGCCGGCATGATCGCACGCACCTTGGCGAGATCAAGCTTGAACTGGCCCGTGGCCGCCGTCACCTCGCCCGTATCCGTGCGGATCGTCCCCTTCTTCAGGAACTCCATCGCCCGGTACACAGGCTCCAACTGCACCTGCGCCGAAACCTCCTCGCGGATCTCCTTGCGGGCACGGTCGTGCTTGGATTGGATCTCGCGCAGGTACTTGCTCTGCGCATTGCCGTACCACTGCAACTCCTTGAGCGTGGCTTTCGTGAGTTCCGCCGTCGCAGCGTCAGTCGCGTCCTGCTCGAGCGCCTGATACGCCGCCCACTCAGCATCGTTCATCCCGCTCTGTTCCTGCGTCTGGAACATTGCCTTCATTCCACGCACGGCCTGGGCGCGGGCAATCTGCTCGTCGGTCGCCAGCATGCGGTCCATGACGAGCCGGATCTCGCTGTTCATCATCGGCAGGTCACGACCAAACTGCGCCTTGTACGTCGCGTTCAATTCGTCTCGGATTGACTTGTACACGCGCTTCAACCACGCGGCGAATTGGTTGAACAGCGACTGCATCTCCACGCTCGGCGCCTTGCCCTCGTGCAGGTAGATCTCAAACGAGTACGCGAACTGCTCGTGGTACTGGCGCTGCTGGTCAATGGTCATGCTCGACCACTTCGCCAGACGTTCCGCCGGCGTGGCTCCTTCAATCCCGAACCACGACAACAGGGCGTCCATGTCTGCCTTCGTCTGCTGCGGCCCAGTGGCGCTGCGGGCGATGTCGGCAAGGATGGTCAGGTAGAAGTGAGCCGTCTCGTGCGCGAAGGTGCTGAAGTCACGCCCCTCGCGGAGCGTGGTCATCAGTTTGGCGGGGTCGAAGTCGCCACGCGGGGCGCGGGCCGCTTGGAATAGCGGAAGGCCAGACTCCAACTTCTTGACCATCTCGGGCGTGACGGGGAAGCCGAGCTGATTTCCAATGACAGTCGCTCCGGTAGGTGCTTCGCCACGACCAAGTTCCTGCCGTTCCATAATGGCCGTTAGGCGTTCTGCTTCGGTCCAATCACCTCTCCGTTCCGCAGCCATGATTTCATCGTTGGTGACACGACGCTCAGTAGCCATTGCTACCTGCACCAGCTTCCCGCCGCCGTACTTCTTGAGCAGCTTGTTGACCGCTATCGGTACAAGTTCGTCGTAGAACTTCAGCATCCCCTTGCCGCCGACCTTCAGGCCGTCGCCGCGGATGTCGCCCTCCAGAGAGGCCATGATTTGGTCGGCAATCTCCTCCGGGACGATCTCGTCCAAAGGTTTGCCGTCGAACTGGCTGTCCGTGGAAATGGCAACGCCACGATCATCAATCGGGATCTCAATGAGATTCCCCCGGAGCGGCGTGATGGTGACCAATTTAGTCGCGCCACGCGAGTTGTATCCCTTCCAATAAATCTCAAGCACCCGCTTGCTCAGGTCGTAGCGATCCGCGCTTTGCTTGCCGTTTACAAACGCCACGCGGTCGTAATTGCCCTGCGTGGCCTCGAGCATGATGTGCTTCAACGCGAGGGCCAGCCAGCCATCCGTGGTTTCAACGAATGGGGCGAGCGGCACCTCACCCTTGAATCCACGCTTTCGCCCCGCCTGCCCCCAGTCGCTCTGGATCTCCTCAACGAATAGCACGCGCTTGCCGTCCGCATCGACGCGGTCGTTCAGTCGGAAGTGGACAAGAACGTTTGGCTGGTCCCAGTGACCGCTCTTGAACCCTTGCTGTTCGCGCTCACGAATACGACGCTCCGCTCGCAATGCTTCTATTTGAACATTGAGATTCTGGAACTTCTCAAGGTCGTTCAACCACCCACGGTTCTCAACATATGCCCTGAAATCACCATCAACGGCATCAATCCATGCATCAACCTGCGGTTGCCATTCAGCCTTGCTCGGATGATCCTTGAGCCACTGGTACATTGTGAATCGACTCAACATTCCTTCAACGCCACCAGAAATAATGCGAACAAGCTCCCACACGTTAGATGCGTATGGCTCTTGCTGCTTCTGTAGTTCCAGTTGTCTGTCTTGTATCTCCGAGGCAGTTTCAGTAGCGATCCGCTGGGCCTCCATAATTGGGATCCCAGCAGCGACCAATTCGTTGTATCGCGCTTGCTCTGCTGCCTTTGATGTAATTACCGAAGGCAGCGTAATCAGCACCTCGCGGTAGTTCGTGCCGCCTGGGAGCGTGTACTGTCCGAATTTTGTTTTGCCGCTTGGAGTATCGACGGCTTCTTGCGCAGCGCGAACCTCCGCCATCTGTTCATTTGTCAGGTTGTCATATCGCGCTCCAAACATTTCTAGCGCACGTTCATCAATGCCCATTTGGACATCGGTTATTCCGCCGAGCCGAACTCGCTCCACGCGCACGCCGTTGTTCTTGAGGAACTCGGCCACCGCCTCCTTCGTGACCTTGCCCTCCTGCATTGCGAGCCAGTCCTTCAACCCACTCCAGACAACTTCTTTGTCCTTGATTTCACCCTTGTTGACAAGGGACTGGATGACCTGCCCCCACCCGGACGGCGCAAGGCTCTTGGCGTCGATGGCATCGACCGCCTTGGCAAGCGCGGAGTAGAAGCCTGGGCTGACGGGAGCCTGCTCGAACATCGCCGCCTGCTCGAACACCTTGGGGCTCGTGATGTCGAAGCGGCTAGACAGCGGCACGACGTTGCCAGCCTCGTCGTACACAACCGGGTCGGCGAGTTTGATTCGTCGATTGTCGAACACGACGTATGACAACGACTCGCCCGTAGTGCTTGGATCGTCGAAGACAACAGAGTCGTAGTTTGCTCTAGCCCAAGACATCAGATCGTCTTGGTAGTTTATATAGAAGTCTTGCGTACCGTATGCACGCATGACTTCATCGACATCAGCATCCGTTCCGGGTGCCTGTTCCTCGTATTGCTGGCGAACTCGATCTAGCCCGATGGATTCGACAAGTGGATCAACCTCAGTCTGATCAATCATGTTGTCGGACAGCAGTTCCTCGACTGAATAACCACCAGACAGCACATCTGCAATTCCGTCCTGACTATCGAAGAACTTAGTCACGACATCGTTCTTGCCATATCCCTCTCTATAAAGTCCAGCCGCGAACTTGCGAACATCATCGCGGTCGCGCTCCTTGTTGCCCTTGGAGAACGCGTCGGAAATTCTCAGACCTGCTTCTGATTCATCTGTCAGGTCGATGGTCCTGCCCATGTTGAGGAACACCGGGTAGACACGACCACCATCACGACCCGTGTAGAACTCGGCGGTGTTTTCGTCTGGTGAGAAATAGAATCCAATGGCCGTCCGTTGCGTTGTGAACTCAGTGATGTCTCGTTCTGGACTTCCGTGGAAGGCTTTGGTTTCGTATCCAGCAGTCCTCGCCGCCTCGTCCACCATGCGCTGCGCCGTCTCCATGTCGCCACGCTCGACGGCGGCCATGTAGTCGGCGTCGATGCGGGAGGCTTGCTCAAAGATGTTTGGTGTAGCGCGTGAGAAAGTGCCGCGGTTGTCAGTTGACTTGATGTTTGTCGGATCCGAAACGATGACAACCTTGTCGCCGTTCGACATGTTGACGATGACTGCGCCGCCAGGCTGGCTGCGAACGTCAATACCGGCGAGTACATCGCCAATCGTGTCTGGGGTGGCTTCAAACTCTTGAACCTGCTGACCAGCGTACAAGTAGACCTCGTACACCTGCGGCTCTGCGGTAGGTCTTCCGATATCTCGGATTGCACCTAGGCGCAATACCAAATCACGGTCGCCAACTTTGCGCAACCTCGAAATCCACCAATCCAAAGTATTGTAGAGCTCCTCTGAACCTCCATCGATATTCACACTGTCCCAGTATGCGGGTTCACCTGATTCCTCATCAAATGCTCCTGCCCAAATATCAGCCGCCAAGAACCGTTCGTACATACCTTGTTCTCGGAACAAGGGGTTCAGTTCTGCAAGCATGCTTTCAACAATGCGCCTGTCTTCGCTAGCGCGTTCTGCGTACGCCTCAGCTTGTTCGCGTGACGTAACGAAACTGAATCCGCCACGCGAATAGCCGGCACCTGTTCCTAGGAATGCAGGGTCGAACTGCGTGAAGCCGCCGCGGGAAGTTCCGTGATAGAACCGAAGCGGCTGACCCTGCTCGTCAACAAGTTTGTTCGTCCCGCCCTGTTCGGTTGGACGGTCATTCCATTCCCGGAACTCTGGCGTATCCGTCTTGCGCTGGCCTGCCTGGTCGAACTGGTCTGCCTGCTCAAGCGGCTGCGGCGCACCAACAAGCCGTGCACGCATTTCCGCCTTCTTGGCTTCTTGCACTTGCTCTTGGCGTGCAAGGTATTGCGGACTGCCCTCGCGCACCACAACCTGACCGCGTTGGATGATTTGACCATTTTGGCGCACAATCGGTCGAAGCGTGCGGACAACATGAGTTGCTTCGTTGGTTTGCCCTTCCTGATAAGGCTCAAACGCCACGACTTCCAACTCTGTTGTTCCTTCCAAATACTCCCTGCCAACCGGATCGACAACCTCACGAACTTGCTCAAGAGGCTGGCCTTCCTGCACCGCTTGGGGTCCGCGAACGCGGTATGGGTATCGCTCGTAGAACTGCTCCGGCGTAATGCCCATACGCGCAGCCTGCGTCACAGCGAGGTCGCGGAACAGCTCGGCATTGGCGCGGACCTCAATGTCCTGCATGCCCGTCTGGCGCAACTGCTCGGCCACGGTCGTCTCTACCTTCTGGGCAGACTCCACGAACGCGGCGTCTGCTTCCTGCCGCTCGGCTAGAGCCGCCTGGGCTTCCTGACGCAACGCATCGCGCTTACGGCTGAACTCCTGTGCCTGCGCAACGCTCATAGCCTCCGGGCTCAGGCGCATATGCGGGCGCAGCGCGTCACCAAGCTGCGTGCCCGACAACTTGGCTCCGTAGACCGCCGTCGGAATCGTGATGTCACCGCCGTTCTCGAGCGCGTTCTTCAACTGCTCGCGGATGCCGGGCAGCACCTTCTCAAGTTCCGTAACGCTCAGTCCGCTTTGCGCGAGAACCTGGGCCGCAGCCTCAGCCTCGACGTAGACCGTGTCGGCGGTCGTACCCTTGGCCTGACGGGCGAGGAAGCCTTCGTATGCGTCGAGGTTGCGCTTGGGGAGCTTGCCGTCCTTCTTGGCCGCATCAAGACCGTCGAAGAACTCCTGCTGCTTGGTAGTTGCTTCGGCGCGGCGAAGATCGACCACGAAGTTTGACGTCGGGCCGATGCCGCCGAGCACGAGGCTTCCTTGGAACCCTGCGATGCCAGCGTCCACCAATCGCGTCATCGCGTCCTTGAATGACGTTTCGCTGTCGATTCCGTCCATCGCCTTGGCAATTTCCTCGGTGGTGATTGCCACAAGTTCCTGACCGACTTCTTCTGCTGTTTCCGTGCCAACCTGCTTGGCATATTCCTTGCCTGCAATTGCCATTGCGGCACGGGCCGTTGGATTGGCAACGGCAGCACCAACTGCCTCCTTCATGTACTTCGATGCCAGTGCCTTGAAGGGACCAGCGGCGATCTTGGCGCCGGCCAGTTCGATGATGCCGTTCAACAGGCCGCCCGTCAGCGCCGCATATTGCGCCGTGTCCGGATCGACGCCCTGGTTGACCATGTCGCGGTAGAGGTTGCCGGCCTCGGTCTGCGTGGTGGTCGCCATCAAACCCGCTGCACCGCCTGCGAGGAAGCCGCCCGCAGCGCCAACGGGAGCCGCTGGGCCGGACACAGCAGCACCAACGCCAGCTCCAATGAGGGCCGTTGTACCGACCGAGCGAATGGTCGCCAGTTGCTGGGCAATGACCTCCGCCGTCATACTGACGATCCCGCCGGGCGGGATGGCTCCCAGTTTCTTATCAAGCACCTCAAGCCGTGCCAGTTGTTCCGGCGTGGCCGATCCAAACATTTGCTTAGAGCCGAGTTCTCCGCGCTCAACCGTACCCAATCCGCGCTCCACGCCGCCCGTAACCGCCGCAACGGTCTTGAACCCGAACATCCAATTGGGCGCGTCAAACACGGATACGACCTTGTCGAACAGGCTTGAAGTCTTCTCCAACGAGTCCAGATCGTCGTGCGCCTGCGCTGCGAACACTGGGTCAAGCAGCGACTGCGCAAGGCGCGGGTTGTTCTGCAACATCCCACTGCGCTGCACGCTGGCGATCATCGAACGCCGACGCAGTTCGTCCATGTTGCGCAAGCCCAAATCCTGACCAATGCCTAGAGGCTTGCCCAGTTTCGTCGCCTCGGCGGCTTGGTCTGGATTGATGCCCATGACAGCTGACAACGATCCAATAGCCGGTGGCTGCGACAAGGCGCGCATAGATGGCGCCAATTCCATGAATGGGTTGTCAGGCTGCGCGACGGGCTGCGCAGGCTTCTGATACATGCTGGAAGCGATTTCAAGGAACGGGTTGACTTCCGTCGGCGTTTCTTCGTTCTGCATTATGGGTTTGCCTTCTGTCGGCGCTGGTACTCAAGGTACATAGTCGCCATGTTGGCCTGATTGACAGCTTGTCCGTTGGCTTGCAATGCCGTACGAATCTGTGCCTGCGTCTCAGTTGGAATCTCAGCCACGATGTCGGCGTATGCCTCAGATGCCTGTTCTGGTGTCATGGCTGCGATGACATTGCTTTCTCCGTACTCGTCAAACGCACGGTCCAGCAACAACGTGTCAATGACGTGCTGCTTCTCATCACGGTTGAGCGACCTACCAAGGCGGGTCTGCTCGTACGAAATAGCCTGCTTGACGTTGTCGCGGAACAGCAGGCTTGCACGCAGCTGATCCTTGTCCCTATTACTTGGAAACGCCAGAGTGTCCAGCCCATTGCGCACCAGCGTTGATTCCAACTGGTCAGCATCGACCGAAGCCTGCGCCATCTTGCTCGGGTCCGCCGTGTCCTTCAACAACTTGACGTACGTGCCTGGCGTCAGGCGATTGCGGTTCTTGTCCAAGTAATCGACACTCAACACGCTCGGGTCACGGGCGATCTCCTCCATAACGACGAGTTCGTCGGTTTCCCTCTGCCCACTCAGCAACTTTGCCTGATCGGTCGGCTTCAGCGTGCCCCACAATTCAGGTGGGATCTGTCCGACGTTGTTGCCGGGGACCGCCAGGAACTCGGTGATCGAGTCCATGCGACCACGGTATTCCTCCTTGATAAGCGCGTCCTCCTGCGCAAACTGCGTCCGTAGGTTCGACTGAACTTGCTTGCGAACCTCGGGGTCAGGGATGCGCTCGGCCACAGTCAGCGCATCGCGCAGCGTCAGCGGTCGGCGTGCCTCGTCGCGGTCTGAGTTGTCCAACGAGTTTAGGTTGCGCGGGTCGATGGCTTCGCCGTTGCGGGTGGCGGTGTATCCGATGCGATACAGGCCGTCCTCGGCTGCGTCGTCCTTTCCGACCATGCCGAGCAGACCGCCACGAGTGACTGTCTGGCCTTCCGCAAGCATCCCGAAGACATCGACATTGTTGAGCGTCAGCGTGGTGCCATCGGTCGTTTCAATCGTAACCGTGTTGCCATCGACGCTTGTAATGGTGCCGTTGGCCGGCGCGTTGACGGGAGCTCCCGGAGGCGCCTCAATGTTCACGCCCTTGCCATCGACGTTGATGCGACCGTTCTCAATGATCTGGTCGAAGTTGCCAGTTCCGGCTGGTGTGTCCAGCACCCCGGTCGTACGGATGCTCGTGGTCAGTTCGTCAACCATCTGACGCTTGCGGTTGGCGTCAAGCGATGCAATCATCGCGTCACCCTTGGCCGGATCGATTCGGTTGAGCTCCAACTGCTTGCGCACGTAGTCGAGCCCGTCCTGAAACTGGCTGTCCATCATCAGTCGGTTCACGACGCCCTGCGCAGCCTGCGTGTAAACCGCGTTCTCTAGTTCGCGCATCTGGGCGCTGTCCTCGGCGTAGCCGCGCAGACGACCCACGGTGCGGATCTCGTTCAGCGCCACGCCTAGGTTGGTGTTGTATGCGCCGGTTGGGAGCCCGTCGGTCGTGACGGCATCGCGCTCCTTGTAGTCCTGAATGGCAAGATTGACGTACTGGTTGGCTCGGGCGGTTGCCTCGTTCCCAGCGTATACCTTGACCTGCTGGTCGCGGTGCGTCTGCACCTGCGCTTGGAAGGTCATCATGTTGCGGGCAAGCACGTTCTGATACAGCCGCTTCTGGCCCTCGTTCAGGCGGTCCATGCTGGCCTGCCCGGCCTGAATCAACTGCTCGTTGACGCTGACGTATGACGTTTCGGCGTCCTTGCCGGCGGTGTTCATGTAGCCGTTCTGGCCACGCATGATCTCGTTGGCCTGTTGCAGGAATGCGACGTCGCTTTCCTTGGCAGCGGCCTCGTCAATCTGGTCCTGCATCGCATCGCCGATGCTGAACGCCGTCATGCCTGCGCGGGTCAACTGCTGGCCGAACTGCTGGACCTGCTCGCCCGTGTAGTTGCGCATTGGCTCCACGGCGGGAGCCTGGAACTGGCCAATGTCACCACCGCCGGGCGGGGTGACTTGCGGGACGAAGGTAGTCGGGACGGTTGGCATGGGTACCTCAGAATCGTTCGGTGGCTACGCCTTGCAGCAGTTCGTCGATGCGCTTGTTGCGTGCCCAGTTGGCGCCGATATCGACCGCGCTGCCGAGCAGGCTGGTAGCCGCCCCGAAGCCCGGCATGATCGTGCCGGCTGCGCTCGACAGGTTCCGGCTCGACAGTTCAGCCATCGTGGCCTGCGTGCCGAGGTTGAACGCCTGCAACCGGGCAGCTTCCTGCGCCCGGACGGTTGAGGCGTTGATGGCGAGGCGGTCGATCTCCTTGACCAGGTCCATGCTGGCGACGACTTCCTTGGCCGTCCCCTGCCCAAGCGCGATACCTCGAGCAGCCATCCCGGTGCGAGCGCCGGCACGGGCCTGACCTGCCCGCATGGTGTACTGGCCGGCTGCGGCCTGACCCTGCTGACCAACCTGCGTGGCGGTGAACTCGGCTGCCCGACGGTTGATTCGCGTCATCTGCGCGGAGAACGCCGCGTTCTGCGCCTGCATCTTGAGCTGGTTCTGCTGTGACTTCAGCGAGTAGTACGAGCCGATGGCCCCAGTAAACGCGCCAAAGATCGACGCGATGTTGCCGCCGATTTGCAGCCCCTCGGCAACGCCCGACCAGTTGATGGAACTCGGCTGCGGCGGCGCCATTTGCGCACCAAAGGTGCTGTACCCGGCAATGAATTGAGTCTGTGGGAATGCCGTCATCGTCAGTCTCCTAGCACGACCTCAAGTGTCAGACCCACGACCGTCAGTGGAAGGGGGTCGGCTTGCCGGATGTACACCTGACCGCCGGCACGCCAGGCTGGCTTCAGGTCAACGTCGATCTCGTCGCTCTTCAGGCTCGGCGGGGTGCCGTAGGGCTCGGTCGTGCGCTGCTTGGCCTCCACGAGCCGGTCAGCCGTCGGGCCCACGAAGATCCCGCTCGACTTGAACACCCGCAGGTACGCCTTGTTGACGTTCTTATAACGCCCCTGCCCGTAACCGTCGATGCTCATCACCGCCGGCAGGGTCTGTAGATCGCTCTCGTAGGGCAGGCCGACGTGGATCAGGACTGCGGCACGGTCTAGCGTCACGGAGCCGCTGGAGACGGTTTCCTGCGGCTGTACGGCCCCGTCAGCGAGGATGCTGACCGTTGCCCCCTCCAAGTGCGCCAAACCGCTCACAGTGTCTCTAGCGAACGCCCAGACGGTCGTGGCGGTGTTGCGCAGGGCGACGGGCAGCGTGACGTCCACGCGGGCGGTCGCCACCGTCGTGCTGCTCGTGCCGATAATGCGAAGTCGGTACTTGTTGCCAGCCGTGTCGGTCAGGACGATGGCGTCATTGACGTCGGTCGTGGCCGGATAAGCGAAGATCGCGCTGCTAGCGGTGATCGTCAGCACGTCGGACGGACCCCAAGTCGTGCCGCCAGAAACAGTTACGGTCGTTGCCGTGGTGTTGGTGCCGTCGTACGTCAGGCCCGCGTCCACGAAGAAGCACGCCTCAAGGGTCGTGATCTGCCGGCTAGCCATCCGCTCGATGTAGCGCACCGAGTTCCCGTTGATCGTGCGCTTGACGATGACGTACAGGCGGTCCTCATTGCCCTCGGCAACGGCGGTGCACGACTCGTACAGGCCAAGCGTGTCGTGCTGCGCCCAGGCGCCGATCTGCTGCTCGGGCATGTAGGTCAGGCTCAACAGGTTGCCGTTGCTGCTGACGAACCACAGGATCGGCTGCGGGCTCTTGCTGTAGCACATGTCCACCAGCGTCAGGTCGTCGAACAGGTGGGCTGCCCGGATGGACAGGTCGCCAGTAATAAACCCGCTTGACTGCCACGAGTAACCGAGCTCGCGCACGTGCCCGCCTCGAGCAGCGCAGTACACGACCGTGTTGTTCACGATCTCAGGCTGGACGTCGTTGGCGCCGATGTACGACTGGGGTCGCACGCTGATGGTGGTCGGCGTCAGCGCATCGGAGTTGATCGGGCTGACACGCCATTCCGCGCTGCTGGTCATCAGCAGCAACTGCGTCAGCGGGACGATGTGATTGATTGTGTTGAGTTCGCGGGCAGCCACGCGGATGCTGATACGGTCGCTGTCCTTGACCGGCAACGAGTATGACAGGTCGCTCTCCGTGCCCGAGCGAGTCATCCAAATCGTCTGCGGAGCGTTGTTCGTGCCGGCGAAGATGCGCCGCTGCTCAAAGTACGACACCGAGCGCGGGTAGTTGTTCGCGCTGTTGAACGGAGTTTCGACGATGGGCGGCGTGATGCCCATGTCAGGCGCGATGTTGTCATCGTCAAACGACGTAGCAGCCGTCTGGCCGATGTATCCATACAGTCCGCTCTGGCGCTTGTACACGTTGTACCGGAGCGCCCCCGCGACTGCGCTCCAGCTGATCGTGTTCTTGGCGCCAATGGCGTTCAGGTTGTTGATGACGTTGCCGCTCGGACTTGCCGCGCTCTCGTCCACCGCGTTCTGCGCAATGGCCGTCACGACGTAGTAGTTGTCGAAGTCAAGGCTCTTGTCGCCAAACTGCACGAACCCGCCGCTACTCCATGCGGTGTAAGCCGTCGTGTTGACCGGGACGCCAGTGTCGTACGCCTTGAGCGTGAACGTGTTGGTAGCCGGCACGCTGTTGATGAGATAGAAACCCAGCAACTGCGTCATGGTGCCACCATTGACGTACACGCTGTCGCCGATGGCGAAACCGTGATTGCCGACCGTAGTCACAACACCTGGGTTTGCCTGCGTGATGCCCGTGATGTTGAGCGCGTCACCGCGGCTGGCCGTGACCGTCGGGGTTCCAGGCACTGCGACCGGCGCGACGAACGTGATCGTCGTCAGAGTCCATGTCGTTGCACCAAGGCGGCGCAGTTCACGCGGCGCGTGATTAGGGTGCACGAGCGTCAGGACGTCGCCCGACTGCACGTAGTGGATTGAGAACAGGTCAGCCTCTTGGTACGGCGACGGGATCTCGTAGGCGCTTGACGGCAGCGGATACCAGTACGTCGCGTTCGGCGGTGCGTTGCCAGTCGTGGCCGCGATGCAGTAGTAGTTCACCCCACCCGAGGACACCAAGTCACCCACCACGTACGCGGTCGCATTGTTGTAGGCCGCCGGCGACCCGGCCTGCAACGTGCTGCCCTGCGTGTGGAATCGGATATAGCCCTGCCCAAACTCAAGCACCATCGTCTGCGTCGTGCTGTACGTGAACGGCAGCAGTCGCGTGCGCTTGGTGCTGTCCTTGACCGTTGCAACGTAGAACGTGCCAGGCCGGTTCTCTGCCGGACCCTGCGGGGTTGGGATGAAGTTCCGCAGCTTGGCGGCTCCAGTCTGGAACTTGATGTCATCGATGCGCCCGAACATCTCCGGCGACAGCTCGCCGCCTGCGAACGACCTGTTGTAGATGCGGGTGCTTGGCATTGGTCAGCGTCCTGCAATCCAGCCCGTGATGTGTTCCGGCTTGATGTTGCGCTGGTTGGCGTCCGACATGCGGGCTTGCTGCAAGTACGCCATCATCATCTGCGCCTGCCGCTTGCCTTCAGCCGCTCCCTGATCGCCCTTGATGACCGGGCCGGCAAGCATGGCAGCGAGGTGGTGCGACAGCGCCATGACGAACAGCGGGTCGAACTTGGTCGGGTCATTGATGAGCGCCTGGTATCGCAGCAGCGCGTTCTCTTGATCGGTATACAGCACCTTGTTGCCGGACGTGTCCGTCTCAATGCTGTACGGCTGCGGCACGTAACGCCCAGCCGCAACGAGCGGGGCGTAGTTGTGCAGGAAGTCTGGGGTATCGCTGGGAACGAACTTGGCCGCGTAGTCGTTCTCGGCGTCGTGCGGCAGCACGCTGACGGCAACCATCATGTCGCCGGGGCAGGCATAGGCGTACTTCCACATGGAGTACGGCATCGTCACCTGCGCGAGCAATGCGCGGCGAGACGCGAAGTTCCAGGCGTGCATCTGAAGGAGGCTGTCGCGGGCGATGGGGTAGAACCGAGCGCAGTGCTCGGCCTGCGCTGACCCCTCGGGCGGGTCGATGCTGGCGATGGAGGCATCGTCGCCGAGGTGCGCGAGTGCCAGATTGCAGATCTCAACCACGCTTGCCATTCGATCCTCCTAGGAAAAGAGGGGCGCCGGGTGTTTAGGCCGACGCCCCTCCAGAGTCACATGCGTCGTATCAGTCCGCCGTGACGGTGGTCTTGGCTGGCCGGCCTCGCTTGGGTCGCACCACAGGCACGACTTCAGGCTGCTCCGGTTCGCGGGGCGCGTCGAGCGGTTCGACGTTCCCGTTGGCAGGACCGTTGTACTCGAAGACTTCGCCCTCCTTGCGGAGGCCGTTGTCGATGAAACACGTCACGAGTGCGCGGACTTTCATGTCAGGTCACCGAGAAGCCGCTGGCGTAGAACTTGCGACCGTCCTGGATGTCCATGACGACGTAAGCGCACACGCTGCCAGTGGTCGGGGTGCTTCCGATCGTGGTGTACCGAGCGCCGATGTACCGCTGTCCGGTAGACAGGAGCTGCGGATTGAAACGAACAGAGAACTGCGCGTTCGCCGTCAGGCTTGCCTGCAAGACAGGGCCAGACGAACCGATCACCTTCACGTCAGTTGAGAGAGCGGCGTTGGTCGCGCCGATGATCTCAAACGTCAGGGACGTGAGGTTGTTGTAGGCCGCGACAGTGACGAAGTTCATGAACAGATCAGAGCCTTCGCCAATGTCACGAGCGACCGCCAAATCGATGGTGTCCGTTGAGAGCACCGGAGTGCCGGAAACAGGGAGTGCTGCCTGGCCGGTGATAACTCCCGAGGCCGGGACGGTTCCAGAGACGACGAGATTGTTGTCAAGAATCATTGTGTTAGTTCCTTTCTGTCGGTCCTATCAGGACACGACGGCTTCGGTGTTGACGATGGCATCCACGCGGCGGCACGGAACGCCCTGGAAAGTCAGCCAGCTGTACGGCGTGCCGAACTGCGAGAGACCGTCGTTGACCTTCAGAACTGCCTGGCTCTTATCGAGCGCAGCAATCGCAAGGCCGCTGTGGACGGTGCGGTTCATGTAGAACGCGGCCCGACCCATGCCCATGTTGGGGATGCGGTACAAGGCGCGGCTCATCAGCTTGATGATCGCGGTCGCAGCCGTAGGAGCCTGCGTAGTGGTCTGCGCAATCAGGTCATCGGTGTCGATGTTGCAGATGCGGACGACGTAGCGCCAGTCCTTAACCACCAGACCGTTCTTCCACTGGTAGCGGGTGGCATACGCCTGAAGACGGGTGCCATCGCTGTTGTAGACGGTCTGCTCGCCGAGATCTTCGTGGATCAGGCCGGCGCTGCTGCCCTTGGGGAAGGGGCAGTACACGGTCTGGTCACCCCACACGACGAGGTAAATCGACGTGTTGCTGGTGGCATCGCTACCGCCGGCGGTGATGATGTTCTGCGAGTTGTTCGGGCTGCCGGCGCCGATGTCCGAGTAACGCGGCGCGAGGCCGAGGAACTGCTTCGGATCGGTGGCGGGGTTGCCGTAGAACAGGGTGGTAGCCTGCGTCTGGTTCATCGCCTCGAGGAAGGCGACGTCTTCAGACAGGCGGAACTGAGCGGTGTTGCCGTTCAGCATCGCCAGATCCTTGTCCACCTCGCTGCGGGCTTCCAGAATGCCGCAAGCCTCATCGACCTGAGCGGTCGTGCTCTTGCTGTTCGGGATGCCCTGGTTGAGTGCACGCCAGTACACCGAGGGAAGCCCGGTGCGGATGACGACGCGCTCGCCCGTGGGGAGGTTGCCTTCCTTGAAGACGCAGTCCTCAAGGATTTCGTTCGACTGCGAGAGGAGTTCCGCGATGACCGGCACGCGGCCATCCGGATCGGTGCGCTTGGCCCAGTCGGCCAGCGTCAGATTCGACGTAGAGAGAGTTGCCATGTTGCGATTCCTTTGTAGGGGTTAGTTACGAGTACAGAACATCGGCCAGATCGGAGAACGACTTAGGGCCGGCCTTGGCCTGCCCGGTCGAGCCCGTCACGACACGATCCTCACTGATTGCCTTGCCTGCGCGGAAGAACAGCCGGACGATCTCCGGATGATTCCCCAGCCCAGACTCGTTGAGCAGTGTGCGGAGTTCAGCGGTGCCGAACGCATCCAGCGCCTTCTTGGCAACGGACAGATTCTCGGCAAGCGCGGGGCCGCCGAATTCCTTGTCCTGCTTGGATGCCTCCATCCAAGCGCCCTGAACGGCCTGAATCTGAGCCATTTGACGTTCGGCCATCTTCGGGCCCATGACGTCAAGCAGCTTCTGCGCAGCGTCCTGACTCAGCTTGAGTTCCCGTGCGACCTCCGAGTACGCGGTGATGGTGTCACCGTCAAACTCCTGACCTTCAGGAGCCTTGAATTCGTACTTCTCAGGCGTGGTCGGCTTGGCGTCGGCGGGTGCCTCGGCGGCCTTCTCTGCCTGTCCGGTCACAGGGGCGTCCTGCGCCTTGGCCGTATCGGCGGGCGCAGTCTGAGGTGCAGACGCCTTCTGCTCGCCATACAACTTCTCCGCCGTCGCGGAGGTGTTGCTGGCATTCGATGATGTGGGCGCCTCACTGGTTGGGGTCGCCAGCATCGTCGTTGGTTCGTTCATTGGTGCGTTCCTTCAACATGACCGGATAAAGTTCCGGACATACGGCATGGATAATACCAAGTAACTGTAGGCCGTAGTTACGGTTACCTTCAGAGAATGCCATCGTCATGCTGTTGGTGGCGAACGAGGACCGGAACACTCCGGCCCTGTCCAGAAGCCTCCACACCATGCGCCGGCCACGCTTGTTGTTCATCAGCCACTTGACGTCGGCGGCCTCGTTTTCGCGCTCGAGGCGTTCACGCTGGTCGCGCTCGGCCTTGTTGCGCTCTTGTCCACGGATATCGAGTGGGTCGTAATTGCTCACGTTTGGACTGTCTGAGATGGCGAATGTTGAACTAGCAACGTCAGGAGATACCGTTGACCTCGTTGACGGTCAGGATCACAGACGGCGTAGCCGGCCTGGTCGGAGTCGATAGCGTGCCTTCGTAGGCAATCGACACGGCGGTGTTTGGCGTGGACCAAATGATCTGCGCGTACTGGCCGGCGTTCATGGTCACGAAAAAGTTCCATGCTGCAACCAGCAACCCGTCACCACCACCATGCTTTCTTGGCAGCGTGATCTGTGTATTGCTGTTTGCGACATTGGTTCCGTTCAATGCGAGCCACACGCTTACGTTGTGCTCCGATGAGTTGTCTGTGTTCTTGAACTGGGCGCTAAATTGGATGTTGTAGACCGAGTCGCGTGTCACTGTGATTCGGCTGTTGCTCACAACCGAAACTCCATGCGAGAAGTCGGTTGTGTCGTATTCCATTGGCGTAGCAGTGTTTGCAAGCGCAGTCTGGTTTGACACGTCAAAAAACCCACCCGTATGCGGAGCTCTAGCGAAGATCAGTTCGCTGCCGTCCGGATCTTTCAAGCCAGCAAAATCGCCTGTGGTTGAGTTGTAAAGCCAAGGACCACCTGGCGTCTTCATAAAGTATGGCATTCAATCCTCTCAAACTTCCAGCGCCGATGGGCTGGTGTATCCACTGAACATGTTCATCACGTCAGTCAGGGCGTTCTGTTGCCCAGTCGGAGCCTGCGCCATGTTCTTGACCGTCTGCGACGATTGCTGCAATGCCGCTGACTGCTCCTTGGCCGCCATCGCTTGGTTGCGGGCGGTGCGGATGGCCGCGACCTCCTTGTCGGCGATGATGAGCGACGGGTCCACGCCAAGCATGTCTGCGTAGATGTCGGCCCACTGGTCGCTGTCGAACTTGTCGAGGATGTCTGGCTTCATCGTGGCAATCTGGCCGAGGTTACCGACGAAGCGGTCCACCGAGTTAGTGCCGATGGCACGCTGCGCCTGGGCGAGCATGCTGACGAACTCGACGTTCAGGTCCATGCCCTGCAACTCCTCGGGCGCCGGCGGGATGATGCCACCCTGCAACATGCGCGTGAACGTGATGTCCACCAGCGGGTCGAGCAGTTCGTTGTGCAGGCGCTCAAGCACGGGCCCGAGCATCAGCAACTTCTCCTCGTGGCGCTCGGCGACCTCGGTGGCCGTCATTCGGGTATTCGGCTGGCCCGCCAGCATCAAGAACATGTCAGCGTAGAACGCACCACGAACACGCTCGCGGCAGTCTTGGATGTCGTTCAGCAGGTACTGGAGGTTGAGGTTGACCTCAAACGCCGTCTTGATGCCTGCTGACGCGCCGTCCACAAACGAGATGCCTCCGGGCAGCGTCTCGACGTCGCGGTTCTTCATCGACACGGGCACCTGGAGCGGCGGCTTGGTCTGGTAGTCGATGGCCTGCGCCTTGCGCAACTGCTCGTGCTGTAGCTGCTTGATGTCGCCAAGCGCCTCCATGCCGGGGCTGTTGCCGTAGATGTCGCCGCCAGCGGTGGCCCAGCGCGGGACGAGCGCGGGGAACTGTTCGAACCCGCTCTCTCGCAGGAACACGCCGTCCTCGCCGCCGACCTCGAAGTACCACGAACCCCACGCCATGTTCTTGTTGTCGCGCTTCTTGTGGTCGCGGTCGGAACGCGGCTCAATAGCGTGAATGACCGGAATCCATTGGTCGAGCGTGCCGCGGTCCCACATGTTGCGCACGGTGACCGAGCAGTTTTTGTAGCCGAACTCCTTGACCATCGCGGCGACCGTCATCTCGAACTCGCGGTACAGCGTGTCAACGCGGCCCTGCGCGTCGGTAGCGATGCAAAACTCGCCAGTCGTGACGGGGTAGTGGTGGATGACGTTCTTGAAGTCGGGCAGCACGATGCTCG